GGATACTTCGGACAGTATGTAGACCTTGGCGACGCTGCCAACAAAGCATCCGAGTCAGACCTTATTGGTAGATACCGTGAGATGTCGATTCACCCTGAGTGTGATTCGGCAATTAACGATATTGTCAACGAGGCAATCGCAGGTGATTTAGATAATCATCCTGTAGATGTGGAACTGTCTAACCTCCGCGTTTCAGAAAACCTGAAGCGTGTCATTCGTGATGAGTTTGCAAACATCCTATCGCTTCTGGATTTTGATCGTAAAGCATATGATCTATTCAGACGTTGGTATATTGACGGACGTTTGTTCTTTCATAAAGTAATTGATCCTAAGGATCCGAACAAGGGTATCACAGAAATCAGATACATCGATCCTCGCAAGATCAAAAAAGTTATTGAGTTCGACAAACCTAAAGATCGTCAGGCACCTGTCGATCCGCAGACTGCAAGTCTTGCACCTAAGTCTGTCGAGTATTACATTTATGCACCCAAAGGTTTGAAAGGGTATGAGAACCAGGGCGTAAGAATTGCACCTGATGCTATTTGTTATTGTCACTCTGGTGTGCTGGATATGCAGCGCAACTATGTTCTTTCTCACCTACATAAATCAATCAAAGCACTCAATCAACTTAGAATGATTGAGGACTCTCTGGTAATTTATCGTCTATCCAGAGCACCCGAGCGTAGAATTTTCTACATCGATGTTGGTAATCTTCCTAAACAGAAGGCGGAACAATACCTCCGTGAGGTTATGTCCCGTTATAGAAACAAGTTGGTGTACAATGCTGACACTGGCGAGATCAGAGACGATAAGAAATTCATGTCGATGTTGGAAGACTTCTGGCTTCCTAGACGCGAGGGAGGGCGCGGCACTGAAATTTCTACTCTCCCTGGCGGGCAAAACCTCGGTGAACTGGAAGACGTTAAATACTTCCAGAAAAAACTCTATCGTGCACTCAACGTGCCCGAGTCACGTATAGAGGCAGCGGAATCTAGTTTTAATCTTGGACGTAGTGCTGAGATTACTAGAGACGAAGTTAAATTCCAAAAATTTATCACACGTCTCCGCAAGCGTTTCAGCGACATGTTCAACGATTTGCTGAAGACGCAACTGGTGCTGAAAGGTATCATTCAACTCGAAGAGTGGGAAGATATTAAAGAGCATATCCAATATGATTTTATTGCGGATAACTATTTCAGCGAACTAAAAGAGAAAGAAATTCTCAACGAACGACTTGCTCTTTTACAACAGATGGATCCTCTTGCTGGTAGATATTTCTCACTGGATTATCTGCGCCGTCAAGTCCTGAAACAAACTGATGAAGAGATCAAAGAGATCGACGCTCAGATGAAGAAGGAAATCGCGGAAGGAAGACTCATTGATCCTATGCAGATGCCTGCTATGGAGGTTGAACAGATGGCAATGTCACTGCAACCACCCGAACCTGAACAGGAAGAAGGCATTTCCCCAAAGGACTATGAGCGCGGTAACATCTAAAACTTTCTAAATAGTACATAATGTGTGAAAATCATGGCATCACAAGCAGCAAGTGACATCGTTAATGCAATCTTCGCAGGTCAGAAAGATCTTTCTGATTATGTGAATGACGCTATGCACGACAAAGCACTAGACGCCATTGGCGCAAAAAAGGTTGACTACGGAAAATCCGTTTTCTCACCGACCCCCGACTCCCCTGAGGAGGAAGAGGTGACAACGGAACCCGAAGCAACATCCGAACCACAAGAGGAAACTCCTGATGAAACTGATAACGGAAACGATTGAAGAAGCCAAGGTAGTTATTACCGAAGGTAAAAGTGGACAAAAGAATCACTTTATTGAAGGTATTTTCCTGCAAGGTGATCTCAAAAACCGCAACGGCAGAATGTATCCCGTAGGTCTTCTTGAGAGAGAAGTAACCAAATACGATCAATCATACATTCAAAAAGGTCGTGCGCTTGGAGAACTTGGTCACCCCGAGGGTCCAACTATCAATCTTGATCGTGTATCTCACAGTATCACATCACTAAGAAAAGAAGGCACCAACTTTGTTGGTAAGGCGCGTATTCTCGATACCCCTATGGGTCGTATTGCGAAATCACTTCTTGATGAAGGTGTGAAATTGGGTGTATCATCCCGTGGTCTGGGTTCCCTTAAGGAACAAAATGGTATGAAAGTTGTTGCAGACGACTTCATGCTTGCAACTGCTGCTGATATTGTCGCAGATCCCTCTGCTCCCGATGCTTTCGTTAACGGAATCATGGAAGGAAAAGAGTGGGTTTGGGAAAATGGTCTTATCTCTGAGCAAAGACTTGAGAGAATTAAGCACCAAATCGACAACGCAGCGCATCAACAACTGGAAGAGCGCAAGTTATTTGCCTTTAACCAGTTCTTGAAAAATCTGTAATCATAAATAACTATAGCAAATTCGTAGAAATTGTCAGGAGACTACAATGTCAAAAGAGATTGAAACAACTTTGGACGAATCGAGCGTAACCGCTGGCGCAAAACCTGCTGATCCCCAAGGGAAACTGGAGAATGATGGCAGTGGTCTTGCTGGCGTGACTGATCTGGGTGGTCCTACACCTCAGAACAGCAAGCCCGACGATGAGTCTAACAAGTACAAGATCGTCGGTAAATCCGCGACACCCCCTTCCACCAAACCTTCCGCCGCTTCAGGGCAGAAAGCTGAGTTCAGCACGAAGGGTGATGTACAAGCATCCCACGAACCCGAGGGTGAAGTAATTGCCGAAACAGAAGAGCAATCAGAAGAAGAGACCGTAATCGAGGTCGATCTTTCTGCTGACGTTGCAGCACTTACTGAGGGTGAAGATCTTTCCGAAGAATTCAAAGAGAAAGCAGCAACCATTTTTGAAGCAGCGGTTGTTACTCGCTTGAATGAAGAACTTAAGGTAATGCATGAAGAGTATTCCAAAGTTCTGGAAGAAGAAATTGAGACCGTAAAAGGTGAACTCGCTGAGAAGGTAGATGAATACCTTAGCTACGCTGTAGACCAGTGGGTTAACAAGAACGAGATCGCTATCGAGCACGGTATTAAAACCGAGATGGCAGAATCCGTTATGGCGGGTCTCAAGCAAGTTTTCGTTGAGAATTTCGTAGAACTTCCCGACGAGAAAGTTGATTTGGTTGACGAAATGACCGAACAACTCGATATTATGGAGAAAAAACTCAACGATCAAATCGAGGAGAACGTCGCTCTTGTTAAAGAGGTTGGCGCATATACCAAGAATGGGATTGTGAGCGAAGTTTCAGAAGGTCTGTCACTTACTCAGAAAGAGAAGTTGGCAAGTCTTGCTGAGGCAGTTGAGTTTGAAGATGAAACATCCTACCGCGAGAAAGTAACAACTCTACGTGAGTCGTATTTCTCCACAAAACCCGAGGTTACTCCTAGTGAGTTGACTGAGGACGTGAAAGTAGAGAACCAAGACGTTGGCGACACTATGTCTCATTACGTTCAAGCACTCTCTCGCTGGTCTAAATGATTTTAGATCGTAATTTTAGTTCACTTTACCACTAATAATAGGTTAAAAAGCAATGTTCAATTCCGAATCTTTGCAGGAAAAGTGGGCACCTATTCTGGAACACTCCGAGATTGATAACATCTCCGACAAGTATAGAAAGGCTGTCACCTCCATCCTGCTTGAAAACCAAGAAAAATTCCTCAAAGAGGAAGCAGGTGTGCTGAGTGAAGCCGCACCTACAATGTCTGCTGGTACCGCTGGTTTCAGTGGTTCTTCTACCGCTACTGGTCCTGTTGCAGGTTTCGACCCTGTACTGATCTCCTTGATCAGACGTAGCATGCCTAAGCTTATTGCTTATGACATCGCTGGCGTTCAACCGATGACTGGTCCTACTGGACTGATCTTCGCAATGAGATCCAGATACGGTACAAACAGAACTGCTGGTACTGAAGCATTCTTCAACGAAGCAGACACCGAGTTCTCCGCAGAGAACGCAGCAAGCAACCTTGGTAGAACTGCTCAGGCAGGTTCCAACCCTGGTTTGCTCAACGATAGTGGCACCTACAATACCTCTGATGGTATGCCTACTGCTGAGGCAGAAGCACTGGGTGACGCTGCTGGTAACGCCTTCGCTGAAATGAACTTCAGCATTGAGAAGGTTACTGTGACTGCTAAGTCCAGAGCCCTCAAAGCTGAGTACAGTTTGGAACTGGCACAAGACCTCAAGGCAGTTCATGGTTTGGACGCTGAGAGCGAACTCGCTAACATCCTTTCTACTGAAGTTCTCGCTGAGATCAACAGAGAAGTTGTTAGAACTGTCTACAAGATCGCTCGTCCTGGCGCTCAGAACAACACTGCAACTGCTGGTATCTTCGACCTTGACGTTGACTCCAACGGTAGATGGTCGGTTGAGAAGTTCAAAGGTCTCCTCTTCCAAATCGAAAGAGACATGAACGCAATCGGGCATGAAACTCGTAGAGGAAAGGGTAACATTCTGATCTGCTCTGCTGACGTTGCTTCTGCACTGTCTATGGCTGGCGTTCTGGATTATACTCCTGCTCTGTCTGGCAACAGCGGTCTCCTTCCTGACGACAACAGCAGCACTCTTGCTGGTACTCTGAACGGAAGAATCAAGGTCTATGTTGATCCTTACTCTGCTAACGTAAGTGACCGTCACTTCTACGTTGCTGGTTACAAGGGTTCTTCTGCCTATGATGCTGGACTGTTCTACTGTCCTTACGTGCCTCTCCAGATGGTACGTGCCGTCGGTCAGGATACATT